ACGATGCTGCCCTAGGCATTCAGAATAACGAGCTATCAGGTGTAGCGATTATGCAAGGCGCAATGCACTCTAACGCTGCTGCCATGCCGTACACTGTAGGCTTCATGAAAGGTTGGAACCGAGTCTGCCAGCAACTCCTTGACCTGATTCCTAAGTATTACGTCACACCGCGTAGTATTCCTATTGTACAACCTGATGGGAAACGCTCCTATAAGACGATTAATAAGCCTGGTAATCCGTACATGAATTACGATGCTATGAGTCTGGACGTGAAGGTAGAGGCCGGAGTGAACTTTGCCGTACAGAAGCAGATATCCCTGGAAACCATTATTCAGTTAATGCAAACCTCAGAGTCATTCGCTAAATTCATTAATACGAAGGGACTAGGAATTCTGTTAGACAACATCGACATTCGCGGTATTGAAGGGTTGCGTCAAGCAGCTGGTCAGTACATGGAAGAAGAAGCACAGCAACAAGCTCAAGCGCAACAGATGGCGCAACAGCAGATGGCTCAGCAAATCGATCCTAAAGCGGTCATGATGATGCAAGCTCAGGCCGAGATTATGAAGGTTGACCAGAAGAAGGAAGCGGTTCAGACCCAGGCTCAGGTTGATTTACTGAAGATTTCTACCGATGACGCTGTGAAGAATAAGCAAGCAGATATCGAAATGCTGAAGGTTATGTCAGACATTCAAGGTGCTGGAGTGGATCAAGCCTTAAAGCAAGAGAAGTTAGACGCTGAGAATGCTCGAACTGCTGTAGAAATGGCGGTCAATGTCAGCTCTCATCATCATGAAGTAAAACATGCTGATAGGACTCATGAGCTAGCTGAAAAGTCTTTGAAGAAGGATAAGGGGAAGAAGAATGATTAATGCCGCATTAAATCTGCCGTTTGAAGCGGTTGATGCTGATGATTTTGAGGTTGAGATTATTGTGCGCTCCAGAAAGCATGACTGTCATACAGCTTATCGACTAAGCACGCATGAAATAGAGAATGATTTTGTATTACAGATTATCCGCGACATGGGCTACAGGTTAATGGATTTTATAGAGGAAAAGGGCAGCGATTCAACCGTTGTTTAACACCTGTTCCAATTGCTAGAAATGTTGCTATACTTAGTTCAATACACAAGATGTAGTGTTGCTTAGGATGAGCTGACACTACATGTAGTACCCCCAGACTAGACTGGGTTAAGGAATCTAGGCCATTTACGCAGCTATGCGGACAAAATAGTCGGACTGCCACGGACGGCAGGTGATCACGGTCACACCGGAAACAGTGAGGTTTCAAATGGATGCAAAGGATATTGCAGAAGATTTATTGCAAGATACTAATGTGGGTGCTGACGAAGCGGAACACGCTGAGACTCCACCACCTGAGAAAATGCTTCCTGCTTCCCAAGTGAATGAGCTGATTAAAAAGGCGAAACGCAAAGGAGAGCAGAAAATGCAAGAGCAATTAGACGCAGCTAAGCAGCAAATTGAGCAACTTCAGACGCAACAGGCGCAACAACAGTTGCAGAATACTGCGCAGACAGGCTCACCCCAACCGCCTCAGCAACAGCAAGGGCAGCAACAGGGTGGCATAGACGCACAGCAGATTCAGCAGCAAGTGATGCAACTAATGCAGAAGCAGCAGCAAGAGGAAGCGCAAAAGCGGCACGATGAACAGCTCGAACAGGAAGTAAATCAGGTAGCTCAACAGTATTTCGGCAAGATGGCTCAAGGTAAGGATATGTTTGAAGACTTTGAAGCAATCACAGCCGATTTTAACCCTGCTGAGTTTCCGCAATTAGTATTTTTAGCTAACCAGATGGATAACACCCCAGCCATTATATATGAGCTGAGGAAGAACCCAGGTAAGTTAGCTGACTTGGCAGTATTGGTTGAGAAATCACCTAGTATGGCCAGGAACGAGTTGTCAAAGCTTTCCGAGTCAATTAAACGGAATGATGAGGCAAAACGTAACTTGCAAGAACCTCAAGACCCCTTAAACCGTCTGAAGCCTTCGCCAGTGGGAACAGACAGTGGTACGAAGTCAGTACGGGATTTCAAGGCAGCCTCCTACTTAAAAGGCTGAAATCCTACCGAAGCGGTCATGTCTGTTCCTGATGAATATGGATTTTCATTGGAGAAGATGACATGGCCGTTCCAAATAACATTTTGCAACAGGTACAAACCTACCAACTTAGTAACCTTGCCTACTTACAGAACTTAAACTGCTTCGTAGCCACGGCTAATACTAAATTCAAGAACTTCGAGAAGCTGACCGCCAACCTTGGCGATACAGTGACTTTCGATTTGCCACCACGTTTTACTACTGCTGCTAGCTTGGTTGCTACATTCCAATCTGCTGATCAGAGAGTAGAGAACTTGACCGTGGATAAAGCGATCAACGTATCTTATGCGTTCACAGCGCAACAATTTATCTTCAACGTAGAAGACTACATGGAACAGTTCGGTAAAGCGGCTGTGATGGAAATGTCTGCTGAAATTGAAGCTGATATTGCTACTGTGTGCGTTGAAGCACCATACCGTTTCTACGGTGATGGCGTAACTCAAATTAACTCTTATGGACAGTTAGCTGCTGCCCTAGCTATGTATCGTAACTACGGTGCTGCTAAGGACAACACTAAGTTCTATTTGAGTGATATTGCTCAATCAGCCATCGTTAACACTGGCTTGAACCAGTTTGCGCTGGACAGAAATAATAAATCCGCGAATAGCTGGGACGTTGGTGATTTCGACCGCGCTGCCTTCTACGTGTCTAACTTACTTCCAGTTCACACAGCAGGAACAATCGGTGAAGACGGTACAGTGTTGACTGTAGTCTCTGTAGTCAAGGACGCTAACGATGCGGTTATCCAAATCGTGTTCTCTGGTGCTGGTACTGACGCTGACGCTGTTAAAGAGTTCGATAAGTTCCAATTCTCTGACGGTGTTTCTGGTCAACCTAACCTTCGCTACCTGACTTTCATCGGTCACAAAGTGTCCTCTAACCCTGTTCAATTCCGCGCGTTGAATGATGCGGCTTCTAGTGCTGGTAACGTCACTGTAGATGTTTACCCTCCATTGAAAGCGTCTCAAGGCAACACTCGTAACTTGAACTTCGAGATTGCTGCTGGAATGCAAGTAACTGCGTTGCCATCACATAGAGCGGGAATGATTACTGCTGGTAATCCACTGTTCTTAGGTATGCCAATGCTTCCAGAAGAAGTGCCATTCCCTACAGGTAACGAGGTTGACCCTGATACAGGCGTATCACTACGTATGTACTACGGTTCTCTGTTCGGTCAAAACCAACGTGGGATGATTCACGATGCGATTTGGGGTAAGAAATGCGTCCCTGAGTACGCAATGTCTGTAGTTTTCCCACTGTAATTGGCTTCGGAGGGTGAAAGCCCTCCCTACTATAAGGATATTAAAATGGCTATTTCAACACCAATCGTCAATGCCCGTCAGTACTACATCAATGGTCTGAAGCTTGCTTATGTAAGTGCTACCACAATGTCTGTATCTGCTGGTCGTTGCAGTAATGCCACTAATGAAAATGACATTAGCGTGGGATTACCTTTAAACGTAGCTGCTACTCAAACGGGTACTGAGCCTGTTCCTGCGGGTTCCGGTGCCGTCTTAATCAACACTGCTGCTAACGGTGCTGGTGGTTTGGACATTGGAGTCATGGCGAACGATACGTTCTACGCTGTGTACGCTATCGGTGACAGTTATGGTAATGAGCCAGGTTCAGCGATTATCTCCGCTAACTTAGCTTCTCCGTTGCTGCCAGCTGGTTACGACATGTCTTTCCGTATCGGATTTATCAAGTCTAGCGGTGCTGCTGCAATCCTTCCATTCCGTCAAGATGGCTGCGGTTTAGACCGTTGGATGTGGTATGACGCTCCAATCGCCACTGATGTTACTGCTGGTGCTTCTGCTACATATGCTCCAGTTGACGCTAGTGCTGGCTTGCCCGCTGCAACACCAACGATGGTTAGTTGGTACTGCGCGTTCACTCCAACTGCTGGTGATGACACTTTGGTACTTGCTCCTGGTACGTCTACATCTACTTTAGGTTACGCAACTCTATCTGGTTCCGTAGCTGCTGTAGTGAAGACAGGGAACTTGATTTGCCCAACAGATGCGCCTCTGACAGATGCTATTGACTACAAGGTTACTGGCTCTGCGGTTGCAATCTCTGTAGGGGCTTATTTAGACCAGTTAGCAGTCGTAATCGTAGAATAAGGAACTGCCATGGCCTACACGACATTACAGCTCATCAACAATGCGTACTACGAAAGTGGAATCGTATCTCGTGGCTTTGAAACTGTGTCAGGCCAGCAGGCTAACGATGGACTGCTGTTCCTAAATGACCTCATTGCGGATAAGACTGTGGAAAATGGTCTTATCCCTTACTACGATGAGCACAACTTTAGTGCCGTCATTGGTCAGGAAAAGTATTTTATTGAGAACCTAATCAGCATTGATACGTTCGTGTTCTACATCGACACAGTACGTTATCAGACTGAGAATCGGGCTAGACGTGAGTACTTCGGTAGTTCTCGTGCCGATAACATTCAGTCCTTGCCTGGTAGCTGGCATATGGAGCGTTGCTTCGGCGGTGCTAACCTGTACATCTACTTCAAGCCTAACCAGAACTTCCCGTTGACTATTTGGGGACAATTTAGATTGGCTCAGGTAGCAATCAACCAAGATTTATCATTAACGCTGGATAGATTTTACATCAACTATTTACGCTATGACTTAGCAGCTCGACTATGCGCTGAGTACAACTACACCGTTCCACCTGGAGTTTCCAAAGCTTTAGATAACTATCAAGACTCAATTAGTAAGAAAAGTGGACCGATGGATCTAAGATTGACCAAGTTATCCAGTCTTCAGAGACGTGGAGGCATTAACTACGGTCAGGTAAACCTTGGACATGGATGGGTGAACTAATATGGTGATGACCCCTGGAGCCACACAAATTCCTGTGAGGATTGTGGGATCGAGCATTTTCGGTCGTCATCCGATTATTTCCGATGAACGCACTTGGAACATGTTTATCTCAGATGACTGGTTAATCAATTTCGCAGGATATAAGCAAGCGGTAGAGATTTTAGGGAATGACGTTGAAGGCCGTGGGTTATATCACTCTACACGAGGCAATTTCCTACTGGCGGTTCTTGGTTCTAACCTCTATCGAATTGATGCCAATTTAGGATTTTCATTCCTATTTAGCATTGGAACCACGACTGGCGAAGTGTTCATGGATGAGAATCTAAGCTCACAGATTGCCATTGTGGACGGCTCAAATACTGCTTACATCTACAACTACACGACCGAAACTACTGGTGTGATTGATTTCGTCTACACGGGTGGTGGTACAGTATTTACACCGAATTATGTGACCTACCAGAACACGTACTTCATCTTCGGTAACGGGGATAATACAACTTCTGGCTCACAATGGTTCGTCTATCGAAGTGGGTTCAATCCTACAACCTTGGCAAACCCTTTACAGCTTGTATGGGTTCAGACATTGACGCTACAGACTAAACCGGACTTTGCTAAAGCCTGTATTAGAATCCCCAGCCATGGTAATAACCTCCTTGTTCTTGGCTCAACTGTAGCGGAAATCTGGACGAGTGTTGCTGGCCTTCAAATCTATCAACGCCAATCCTCTATGAACATCGACTATGGGGTAGCTTCGGTGAGTACGATTGCAGCCTCAGATGACATGATTGCGTGGCTTGGGATTAACGAGAAGTCTTCTCCGGCTATCATGGTGATGATGGGTGGTAAGGCTGAGCGATTATCCA